CACATCGAATGGCACGGTATGGGCGAGTGCGGCGGCGGCAGTAGGTGGCAAGGTGCTGCAGGTTGTGTCGGCGGTGTACGGAACTGCGGCAAGCTCGTCGTCGGCTACGGCTGTGGATACGGGATTAACCGCGACGATTACGCCCGCGTCTACGTCCAATAAAGTACTGGTGATCATCTGCCAAGCAGGTGTCGGGAAGGACACAGGCAACGCGTATCTTGATCTGCGCGCCTATCGCGGTGCGACCGAGATCAATAAGATGGGCGTCACCGTGGGATACACCGGCTCTTCAATCGCGCTTCGGATGGCGAGCGTATCCTGCGTCGTGTTGGATTCGCCGTCTAGTACGAGTGCCGTCACATACAAAACGAAGTTCGCCTCGGCTCCAGGGGTCGCACAGGTGTTCATTCAGAAGTCAGGCGAGGAAAGCACGATCGCGCTGATAGAGATCGCGGGGTAATTGAGTCATGAGTCTGATACACGCTATATGCGAACAGTGGCCGGGTGCTCAATGCGTCACACGAGGTGATGGTAGCTTCGAAGTGCTCGAACGGTGGGATGGGCCGATGCCGCAGCCGACAGACACCGAGATCACCCAAGCGGTTTCTGATTATGTATTGATCGAACAGCTTGCGAAGCTACGAGTCGAGCGCAATGGACTACTCGCAGCATCCGATTGGACAGACCTGCCGAATGCCCAGTTGTCCGCAGAGCAGAAAAACGCATGGCAAACGTATCGACAAGAACTACGTGATCTCCCGGAGAACACTGTTGATCCAGAAAATCCCGTCTGGCCCATCGCCCCGGCAGACTGATGGCTGTGGCCGTAACGAAGGAAGACCTCACAGCCTTCGGGGTTCAGCTTACGGCGCTGAATGCCTCGCAGCACGAGCAACTCTCGGCGTCAGTCGCGGAGATCAAGACATCGGTGCTCGCCATCGCGACCGCTGCGGAGGTTCGGACGGTCAGGACGCACGATCGCATCGATGCGCTTGACCTCAGGATCAACGGGCGTCTGGTGAAGGCGGTAGACGGCGTGAACGACCATGAGGTTCGCGTCACGGTCTTGGAGAAGCGCCCAAAAGCACTCTCGCGCCGGGAGTTCTGGTCTGGTGTGTCGGTCCTTGGAACAGCAGGAGGAGTCATCCTATGGGTGGTGCTAGTAGCGCAGGCTGCGAAAGAGGCAGGGCTGTCACCGTGACGATGTTCACGGATGCCCTGCGCTTCGTCGGGCAGGTCATGGAGATCAAGGGGTCTGAACATCAGCCGTTCATCCAATGGTGCTTCTCGCTCTGTGGCTACGGCCCTGAGACGCCGGACGAGACGCCATGGTGTTCTGCCTTTGTCAACGAGCTTGCGTGGCGCCTACGGCTTCCTCGCTCGAAATCAGCAGCGGCGCGGTCGTGGCTCAACGTCGGGCGCCCGATTTCGTTGAGCGAGGCGAGGGCGGAGAACGATGTGGTGGTCTTCAAGCGCGGCGGCGCCGGGCAGCCCGGGCCGGAAGTCACGAAAGGTGCGCCGGGGCATGTCGCGGTCTTCGCTGGCTTTGAGGCGCCGTGGGAGAACGTGCAGGTCATCGGCGGCAATCAGGCGGATGGTGTCACGGTCGCATCCTTCCCGGTCGATCGGGTGCTTGGCGTTCGGAGGCTGGACTGATGGGCCTACGAGACGCGGTAAACAAGTTCAAGGCGTGGCGGGAATACGGGCGCCTGAAAAAGCTGTGGGAGGGCTACAGGATGAACAAGGGACACGAGCCGGTTATGCTCGCATCGGTCGTTCGGTCGGCTGCGGTGATCGCGGCGCTCTTGGGCTACGCTGAAATCAGCGAGGAGCAGGTGGAGTCAATCGTTGTCGTGGGCGGCGCGGCGATCGTTGGCTTCGACATACTCAGTTCATGGCTCACCCGGCGGAAGACTGTCTCGGTGAAGAAACTTGAAGAGGAAGGCAAGGTGGTATCGTGAATCGCCTCCGGTCGTTCTTCGGGTTCCTCGGTCGTCTGATGATGCGCGGGTTCAAGCTCGCGCAGAAGCGCGGCCTGTCTGACTTCGCGTTGGAAACGGCGCTCCAGCTTGCCCGTGCCGCGCAGTCCACATCGCAGGATGGCCGAACAAAGCATGATTGGGTGCTGGGTCAGCTTACGCAGCGTGGCCTGTCGGAGAATATCGCCCGGGGCGCGATTTTCCTCGCCGTTGAGATAATCAAGGGCGACCGAAAATAGTTCTTGACATGTCTGTTAATTGATATTATCATTCAGGGCATGGACAAGATAAAGACGACGTGCGGTAAAGGCGGCTGCTACCTCAAGCCTGAGATTTGGTCATGCTCCGGCTGTAACACACTGATTTTGCGCGAGGAGGCAAGGCACACGGTTCCGGATGGTAGCTATAGTCGGAGCTATCATTGCCGCTGTTTCGATGTCGCTGATGCTGATGCAGGATTGAGCATTGACGAACCGGAAGTCTGCGACGTTTGCGATCGGGCTATCACAGAGCATTCAAACGATTGCCCTGAGAGCGACGAAAACCGAAAATAGCCCTTGACATCGGCGCAAGATTTGGTAATATCAATCTTGCAAGCGCGGCTCCGGCTGTCAGATACGGGCTCTGGCCGGAGTCGCGCAAACTAGGAGATTGAGACGATGACGACACTAAACAAAGTGGCCGAAGCGCTCAAATCGCTGTCTGACGCCACGGACCCTGCCGAGATTTTCTTCTGTATTCACTACACCACAAAGCGAGTGGCGAAGGAAGCCGGGGTGAGCGAGGCTTCGGCCCGATACCATCTGAGCAAATTGGTTCGCTGCCGGGGCTTTTACCGGAAGCGCTTTTCTGGCGGTGCCTTCGGCTATCGCTGCGAGGTGGAGCGATGAGTAACGCAGAGTGCGCTGGCATGGTCATCGAGTATGTGCACGAAGGTCGGACACCGGCGAATCAGCGTGTCTTAGCGAGGCTGGCGCAGGCATCGCGGCAACTGCGGGACGCTGGCGTGGATGTCCTTGATCCGGTGGCGCTGTCACTGATCGCGATGGCCGGGGAATGACGCTGCTGGATGTAGAGGCGGTGCTAGCTCGGCTCCGGCGCGGAGAAGTCTCGGTGGCCGACGCTCGGCGAGCGGTCGCGGGGTGGCTCCGATGAGGAGTAAACCGCAGAGAAGACATCATTCGATGAAGATCGGTGGTCAGCGCAAGTCGAAATACGCTGACGACACAACGATCAGGATGGACTGCTTCGGCGGCTACGATGAGCACTCTGTCACCGAAGCGCTGCCTCGATTCGTTCCCTTCTCCGGAATGGACTCCCTTAACGGTCAGACCGGCCCTCACCTCTCACGATTCCTGCTGTTGCAAATAGTCGAAAATAACTCTTGACATCCCACCAGATTGATATTATCATTCGGACATGGCAAAGACACAGACGATGACGGCGGCGAGGATGGGCAAGCTGATCGCGGCGACTTCTGACCGGCTGCCGACAATTTCCGAGTGGCTGCGGCGGATGGAAGCGATCGGCAACGAGTATCTGAACGAAGCTATCGAGGGGATCTGGTGCGGACGATCGGGCGAGGTCCGGCTGAGTCTTCCGGACCCGCTGAAGCCTGCCACGATGTCGGCTTTTCTCTGCATGGGTTGGCACGAAGGCAAGGTCGAATTCTGCTACCTCACGTCGTATCGCGTCACCGGGGGTGGAATCCGATGACACTCGATGAAGCGTGCAAGATCGTCCTGCCGGAGCTTCGGGCGGTCACGATCGACGCTTGGGGGCCGGATGACTTCGAGGACGATCCGGAACTGAAAACGATAGTTGACGACGTTGGAGCAGGCGTGTTTTCTCCGCCGGTCGTCGCAGAGTTGCTTGACAGGTCAAACGCAGATTGGGTGCGCGGCAGGATGAAGACAGCGGTATTCACTGTCCTTGCCGGGCATGGCGCGTTGGAGGAATTTGACGACGAGGCGGTTTGGTCGCGTCGGCCTATCACACGGATGATCAACGGCACACGCTACATCATAGGTTAGGAGATTCAACGATGACTGACGCAGCCACACGCGGCATACTGACCGGCAATCTGTGGGCGCTCCCGTCCACGGTCGCATTCCAAACATTCGAGGAGCTACAGGTGGGCGACTTGTTCAAGGAATACGGCGGCACCGGTGAGGTCTTCAAAAAGGTGAGCGACGGCGAGGCGTGGGGCGACGATGGCACCAGTATCCACTTCGCACTTGCGGCGACGGTCATCCCGGGATGACGAAATACACGCTGCTGTATCGCCCACCCTGCTTCTCTAGCCTCCCTCGCGCCGGTTGGACGCTGCTCGAACGTCCGCAGGGGCCGGGCTTCGAGCTTCGCCCGGACCTCCCGGTGAGCGCTCACCGGTTCGGCGTCATGACATTCGACCGTGAGCTAACGGCGGAGGAAGTCGAGTCGTTCGAACTCCAGCGGGTGCCTTGAAAATAGTTGAAATAATCCTTGACTCGCACCGGGATTGATATTATCATTCTAGGCATGGAGATGACGACGACGCCAACCAAAATCCAAGGAGTATCCGATATGACTGTTCGATTTGATTCGCTCGCCATCGATGCGAAATTCGCCGGGGTCAATGGCCCACGGACGGTGCGCTACATCAAGACCGGGCCGGGGCATGCCGTCGCGGCGGCTGGCGGCGTTGGTCAGGCGGTATTTCAGCCGCACGAGCTTGTCGAGCCTGAGCACACATGGTCGATGCCATCCACGGTCACACATCAGCGGTTCGAGGTCTTGCTGGTCGGCGATGTCTTCGCGATGCTGGCGCATCCCACCGTTCGGCTGACGAAGACCGGCTCACATACGGCGGCTGACTCCGACGAACGTGAGATGTCGATCGGGCCGTTGGGGAAGGTCGTCCCGGCATAGCATCCCACTCCCGGCGCGGGGTATTCTCGCGCCGGGAAAATAATCCTTGACTCTCACCGGGATTGATATTATCATCATGGAGATGGAGACGACGACGACGGCCACAGCGAATCAGGGAGACACGCCAATGACCATCCAAGTTCGATTCGACTCGCTCGCTATCCACACCGGCTTCATGGCAATCAACGGCCCACGGGAAGTGCAATACATCAAGGTCGGCGGTCGGCATGCCACGCCGGTCGGCGGCGTCGGAGTCGCGGCATTCATGGGCGGCGAGATGGTCACACCGGAAGCGCCCGGCGTCGTCGGCTCGGCCACGAGCCCGGTCAATCTGGCTAAAGCGCTCGTATCGCAGACCGGCATGGAGACTTGCTCGGCCTGCCTTCACACTATCGTCGCCGGGCTCCCGATGACGCGAAGCGGTAGCGGCGACTATTACCACATGACGGCTGACGACTGCGGGGCGGCTCGATGACACGGGAATTTCCCTCGAAGTCATCGAGCGCAATCCACACGATGACCTTCACGGCGGCAGGCGCGATTGACTGGTGCACTTGCCCGGCATGGCGGAATCAGAAGCCGAACAAGCCTCGCGACTGCCCACACGCCCGTCTCGTGCGAGCGGAGGGGCAGACGGGCCAGACATCGCCGGAGCCGGTGAAAGCCTCACAGGAGGCGAGCAGCGCAGCCGACGAGCCGGTTCGCGGCCTGCCTCCGGCGCCAATGCTCGCGTCTGCGATGACGACGCGGGTAGAGGGCGCCGAGTTTGACGCCACGTTCGCTCACGGCTGGACGATGGAGCAGAAGATGGACGGCCACCGGATTACGGTCGTCATCGAGGGCGCGGATGTGTGGGCCTACGCTCGTCCACGGGGCGACAAGCCACCGACATCGGTGCAGATGCCCGGCATGATGATCGAAGCGCTTCAGGCGCTCGGCACTGGCGTCTACGACGGCGAGTTCGTCACGCCGGGCGGAATTTCGAGCGACGTATCGCGGGTGCTGGCGGCGATTCGGAACGGGCAGTCGGACGGCTCGGATCTGATGTTCATCGCTTGGGATGTCGTCTCACTCGATGGCGCCTCCGTCGCCTGCTCCTACGGCACACGGCGGCGTGAGATGCTGCTGGACCGGCTGCGCCGTCTCCCGGCAGGCCAGCGCAGCGTGTCCACGGTCGAGTCAGTCACGCCGACATGGGCCGCGATCGAGGAAATCTGGCGGCAGGGCGGTGAGGGCGCGATTCTGAAGCGTTCGGCGGCGACGTATCAGGCCGGGCGCCGGTCACCGGACTGGCTGAAGGTGAAAGAGGAAGGCGCGGCGGTCGGCAGAATCACCGGATTCAAGCCGGGATCGTTCGGGCCACACTCGGTCACTTGCCTCACGCTGGAGAGCGGTATCGAGACGACGGTGAAGACGAAGAACAAGGCCACGCTGGCTGACATCGCGAAGGACGAAACGCGCTACATCGGCGCACGGCTGGTGATCTCCCACAAAGGACTGTTGAAGGGCGGCAAGCCGCGACACCCTGTTTTTGATCATCTAGCAGGAGAGGGGGAGTAATTGAGCGGACACCATCGGATACTGAGGCTGAGCATAGGAGGCGAACGATGACTAGGACGGTAGAACAACGGCGGCAGCATGTCGCGGGTGTGATGATGGCGGCGATCATGGCCGGGACCGCTGCCGGAGTCGCGATCGGTGGGCTGATCGTATGGGCGCTCGGCCATGGATAACGGCAGGGTGAGGATCGGCGACTGGTGTCCGATCTGCTTCGGCCCGTGCAGAGGCCGTGGAAACGCGCCTGATGGGTGGGCATGGCTCGGCTTGGCGCTGGTCGTTATTGTGGCTGTCACCGCTGCCCTGGTCTTCCTGCCGGGCCTGCTGTGAAATTGACGCCGGAGCACTTCAAGCTAAAGGCGCCATGCGTGTCCTGTCCGTTCATGCGGGGCGGTGTGAAGCACGGGCCGGAGTCGGCATTCGGGTATGCCGCTCATCTCACGTTCGGCAACCGGATTCGCGGTGCTCACGCGGTCGCGAGCTTCGGCTTCGATTTGATCGGGCGCCTTGTCCGGCTCGGCACACGATCGCGGCTCGGCCTTCCCACGCAGGTCTGGCGAGCAGAGGACGACGGAAAATGAAACCAATCGAAGTCATGTTCGCAGAGCAGGCGGAACGGCTGCGCCGGATGCCGATTCGCGCCACTCAGCCGCACCATTGCCACGACCGGAAGTGCGGACTGTGCAAGCGCCGGATCAGGAACGAGGATCAGCGGAAGTATCGGAAGCGGGTGGAGAATGGGTGAGGTCACTCCGGCGCAATTCGGGCTGTTGGGCTACATGCAGTCGCTCACCGTCATGCACTACGGTCGGAAGGCTGAGCGCCGGGCGCAGGGCTTCGCCTTCAGTTGCATCGAGGAGTATCTGTTACTGCGTGGCAGGCTGTGGAATCGCGAGGACTGGCGGAAGCCGTTCGGCTTCGCGATGATGACACCGAAACAGTGTTTCGATAACGCTTACTGGCTGGCATCGAGCCGTGTCGGACTGCGCTACGTGGAAGGCTACGCCACCAGCGTGATACCGATCCTGCATGCGTGGTGCGTAGACGGGAACGATCAGGTCATCGACCTGACATGGCGGGAGTTCTCGCACACCAACGAAGTGCCGAGTTACTTCGGCGCCGTCTTCCCACTGGCGACGGTGAAAGCCTGTCGCTCGGCGAGGAACTGTTCGGTCCTGCAAGATTGGGAAAACGGCTATCCGGTGCTCCGGGCGCAATGATGCCACGGTCTGGTGGCGTCTGAAGGGTTGAAAATAATCGAAAAGAACCCTTGACTCTCGCTATGGTTGATATTATCATTCTAGGTATGGCGATGACGACGACGGCAACCGAGATTCAGGGAGATACCATGATCCACGAAATGACGGCCAACACAATCCAGACACCCCGGACCTATTCGACTTTCGGCAATGCGAAGGCGAAGCTGATCAAGGCGATCGAAATCTCGGGTCACAAGCCTGATGCTGTCCGCTGGATGATCGGGGTGGCTGACGATGGTCGCTTCGCTCCGGTCGTCATCGGCGCCAACGACCGCGCCGGACAGAGCAACATGGACTTCATCCACATCGGCGTCACGGTGGTCGGATGACCGGGGGTTTGGGAACGCGGAGCGCTGCGGAGTTTGAGCGCACCTGCCGGGCGCAGGATGCGTTCGATCTGGCGCTCGGCGAGGACTATGGAAACTTCATGGAACGTCACATGG